ATATACAAGCTTATGTTTTGATAGTGAGTAAGTATGAATTGCATTAGCACTTTGACCATCAAGATCAGATTCTACTAATAGTGTAAAAGTTCCATCTGAAAAATCACGGCCTACTTGTGTTAGTGAATCTTCATTTTGACCGATTGCAAAAACTGGTTTATCTTGTGCTTCTACACTTACAGTTGGTTTAAGACTTGCTACTTCTTTACCATCAGCATCTCTTTTAGTTTTAAGACCATTTTCGGTATTAACAGAAATTAGAGTCCTTGCACTTTCTTCTACATTCATACTTTCTTTAAGTAACTCAATTCTTTCTACTTCTGGTCTGTTTTGTTCAGCTTGTTTTTCAGTTACTACCTCAAAATCAACAGGCATTCTACGACCCGATTTAGATACTATATATTTTTTCAAATTTGCAGTTGTGTTAAATACACCTCCTGTTTGATTTTTAAATCTATCAGTTGAGTATCCATCTTTTTCTACATTATTAACATGAGATGCGGGAATTGTAGAATTAATAACAGATAAAGTATTTTTAGTTCCAAGATTTAGAGTTAGTGTAGAAGAATTGCTATTAAGAATATTATATTGATGATTCCAAGAGTTAAACTCAAATGAACCAGTTTTTGGTCTATCAAGTTCAGCCTGTGTGTCGGGGTCGAAATGAAGAAGGTCGTAACAACAATTTAAATTGTGAAGTGAATAAAATACATCATTTTTATCAGCTTCACTACATATCAGTGCATTAGAATCAGCGGTTAGTTGTAAATTAATCTCCATTCCTCGTAAGCCATTATTACCAAGTGGTAAAGTTTCTACAGCTTGGAGTATAGCAACTTCTAGTGGAATACTAAAATTAACTTCTGTATTACAATCAGTAGCACTTTGTTTTTCACGACTAGCGATTACTGGGTCTTTTCCGCACATATGACCATCAAAGTTTGCTTGGTTATTTTGTAGTGGATTAGTTACTGAAAATAGAGTACCAGGTTTAGTAAGTGATTCTAATGTTTGCCCGCCACTTCCGAGAGCTGAAATTGTAATATTCTCAAATAGTCCAGAAATACCAACTCTTTCATTAAGACGAAGACCATAAGCTGCTCCTGCTTTTACAGCATTATTATTTGGAAATACAGGATTGCTAAATGTAGAAGTACTTCTATTAAGACGCAGTTTTCCATTTAGTTTTAGACTTTTAGTTAGAAGAAGGGTTGGCGATGCTGGAATCTGAAATTGTACAAGACTGCTTCCGCCTTTAAAAGAATATTGTCCATTTTCTGGTAAGTTGATTGGTTGAATCTCGTTGAATCGTTGTTCAGTAATCATTTTATTTATTTATATATAATATAATTAAAAAAATAAATTAAATAAAAAATTTTAATTAAATTTAATTAAATTTATAATTCTATAAAAATATCTGAATATTTCATATCTTTAAATTTCATATACTCCTCAAAAAACAATAAGTCAGTACCATCACATAAAATAGTATCAAGTGCATCATCTCTACATTCACTATTATCTTTATCATTTTGTCTTAATAGTATATTATAATATTTTCTAATATTAAAATAAAGTTTATAAAAGTAATCTTTATCTTCATCACATAAATCAAAGTTCTCCATTTCTTTTATTTATACAAATATTTTTTTTTTGATTTAATTAACGCATTAATTAAACAATTACATCAACTTCTCTATCTCTAATAATTAAAGTTCTTGCTTCACACATATAACAATTTAGAACTTTTTGAGTTGTTGCAGAAGATGAATAATTAAGTCTTACTTGTAAATCAGATTTAGTTACATCACTAACAGCTCCACCCATTCCAAAAGCACGACCAATTACTACGACCTCTTCTGGTCTTTGTAGTGATCTAACAAATACACCAGATGAAATAAGACTCTTACGGAGTTCCTGAATGAATTGTTGAGGCACATAAGCTGGCGTCATGGAAAGTCTAGAAACATCAATAGTTCGTGATGGGGTTAGATTTCCATTTACAACAAGCTGATAGTCGTTTAAGTGGTCTGCTTGACCAGAAAGATTTTCACCATTTAGAGTATCTACACTATTAAGTGGAACAATATTCATAGCATAAAGTCTTCTAGAAGTATTAGCAATTGATGCGTTGAGTTGTCCCTGAACACCAGTTAGATTTGTGCGTAATAAATTCTGTGTTTTAAAATTCATAATAAGACCTTCTTTGGAGTTAATTTTTTTAACCATTAAATCAACATAGGATTTAGGAGGTTGTACCATTTCTACAATCATTTCTAAATTTTGCATTATATAATCTACTACTTTTGGTGCTTCTGTAAGAGCAAGGGTAATAGCAGCAGCAGCACTTCCAGATGTTCCTTGCATATTAACTCCTGGTGTCCAGCCATTAAATCTATCTTCATGTTTAGTGTATAATAATGTATCAACTGCTAATAGTTTCCAGTCAGTAGAAACAGCAACATCACCTCTAACTTGGAGTACGAAGTCATTATTACCATCATTTGTTACACCAGTAACCATACCAATTAGAGTATCAACACCTCCTACATCGTAATATACAGCATCTCCTACCTCAAAACCCGAATCCTGAGCATCTCCACCTTTGCATACAATATTTACAATATTATTTAGTGAATTATTATTCCAATCAGCAGCAGCTACTTGTGTTTTAACTTTTAAAGATTTAGGACCTGTTTTAGAAGAATCATTAGCAAGTTTAATACTTTTAATAACTGGATTCATTTCGCAAGTAACACGAACTCCATCAAGTGCCCCAACTGGAAGAATAGAAGACGAAGCACCGAGAACGCCAGAATATAGTTCTTGATTAATTGCTACTTTTTTAGGAGTATTTGCTGTTGTAATACCAACAGATGGTAGATTTTGAGCATTCCAAAATAGTTGCTCAGCAGAGTTATTAGTAAGAGATAATCCTTCATTAAGTTCTCTTAAATGTCTAATTCCAGCATCGCCCGAATAATGATATTGCATAGCCACCATTACACCATAATCATCAAGATTTTCTAATACTTTCATTCCATTTTGTGTTTGGATTCTCATATTACGAAATAGAGAATGAACACCAGCTTTTGAGTTACATTTAGGCATACCCCTGCCCGACATAGTAAGATCATAACGCATACGGATTTTTTGTGGATTTATGAAGTTCATAAAGGAAGGTAGTACGAACGAGAATTGCGAATTTCCTTTATTTAAAGGTTTAATATCAACACCCATTACTTCGGGAAATAACTTTTTTCTAGAAGTAGGGATAAATAGGTTAGATTCATTTGCGACATATTCATTTTCAGATATATCCATAATTTTTATTTATATATATATAAATAAAAAAAAAATTAAATAAATAATTTTTATTAAATTTAAAATTGCATAGTTCCACCAGTACCTAATGTTTTTGTAGAAGATGGTAAAATTGTTTTAGTTATATCATATCTACTTGCGATTGCTGGTGTTGATAAATTTTGTTGTATAAATTGTTTCGGCTTATGGGTATGATGAGCGAATAAGCTTGCAAGTCCAGCTCCAATTCCTACAAGTCCAGCTAGTCCTCCTAACACTACTGCACCTGGCCCAGTTTCTGGAGCTGCTGCTAAAAGTCCAGCAGTTATTTCATCAGCTAATCCAGTTGTTGCAGCAGTTTCACCAACGGCTTCACCAGCTTCTTCTGTCCCAGCTATTTCACCCGCAGTATCAGATGAAATATTTTCAGTTAAATTACTTCTACCAGCTTCTTCTGCTTCTGTTGTTTGAGAATTACTTATTACTCTTGGTAATCCTCTTATATCACCTAATGCCTCTTCTGCACTCATAGTAGGGTCGGTCATTAGAGGATTCTCGGGGTCACCCATTATTTGTTCCCGAGCTGTTGCGGTTTGTCTTTGTAGTAATCTATTATTACCTACACCAGTCCAATCATCAATTTTTTCACTTGCTCTTCCTAACATTTGATTAGCTCTTTGTTGTATATTAGATAATTCATCTTTTGCTTCACCTAAGGCTTCACTCACATATTGTTTAGCTGGTTCTGCTTGTTTAGCTATATTTCTAGCAATATTATCAACAGATTTTTTACCTTCTTTTGATAAAAGATTTTTATAAGTTCCAGTACCAATACTATAAAATGCTGGTGTTCCTGCTAAAATACCAACTGCTTCTGATTTATTTGCTATTTCTTGACCTACTGCATTTTGTAATTGTGTGCTGTATTTATCCAGTCCTTGCTGAAAATCTTTTTGTGCTGTTTCTTTCCACTCTTCACTAAACATATTTTTATTACTTGTAATAAGGTCTTGTAATCTACTAACATTAGAACTTCTTTGTTGTATTTGTTGTGCTAAAAAAGAATCACTCATTTTATTTTATATTAATAAATTAAATAAAAAAATTAAATTAATTAAAATTATATTTCTGTTTTTTCTTCTTCATTTTCAGTTACATTTTCTTCTAATTTTTCTGGTTCTATTTTATCATAATTACTATGAATTACTTTATCAAAATTATGATATGCTTTTTGAGTTAATAAATTACAATATAAAAAATTAAATCTGTTTTTTTGTACATATTTTTTATATAAATTATAAAAATTTATATCATATTCCTCATCTATACTAATTAATTCTTTTTCATTAAATATACCAGCCATAGTAATCATATGTGTTATGTTACATCTTGCAATTCTTGGTACATAAGAAAATTTCTGTACTATATAAATCAAGTTGGCTATATTATAATGACGAGCACGGCTTGCTAATTGGAAACCTTTACAATTCATTTTCATACTTCCTAAACAATCATCAAAAATTAAACAAATTCTAGGCATATCTTTTTTTTCATATTGTTTTTGAGTTTCTATTATATCATCTATAATATAATCATCATATCTATCATGGACTATAACATTATCTTGTTCTATTAAAAAGCGTGATGTATCGTCTTGGTAAATGGTATTCGAGATAATATATATAGTATCAAACATATCTTTCATTAATTGAGGATTCATCAAGTAGTTAATACAAAAATTACTTTTCCCTGATTTTATTTTTGATGTAATTAAAATGACCTCTCCTTGCAGTTGGGGAAGGTAATCTGGAATTTCTCTTGGTAATTTCTGTTTATTTTCTAATGGTTTAACTTGTAGTATTTTTATAGGTTTATGTTTATCACTCATTTTATAAAAATAAATAAAATAAATAAATAAAATAAATTACATTTTTTACATTAAATTATAATAATTTGTGAAAGGATTATAAAGTGGTTTTTGAGGTTGTGGTGGTAATACATTTTTAACTTGTTGTGGTAATGTATTTTTTACTTGGGGTTCTAATTTTGGTTTTGGTTTTTCTAATTTTTTAGGAGGTTCTTCTTCTAATATTTCATCTATCTCTTCATCTGTTATTAATGGTTTTTCTTTTACTAGATTACTTCTTAATTCCTTTTTTTTAATTGGAGATTTTGGTTTTTTTTCTTCATCTTTTTCTATTACTTCTACTTTTTCTATATCTATATCAATAGATTTTTTTGTTTTTGGTTCTTTTTTAACAGGTATTTCTACTTCTTCACCATTTAACATTTTAATTAAATCTGATTTTTTCAGTTTAGAATAATTTCTATATCCTTTTGATTTGCATAATTCTTTTAATTTTTTAGCAGTTAAATTATTATAATTTAATTTTTCTTCTTTTGGTTCAGGTACAGGTACAGGTACAGGTACAGGTACAGGTTCAGGTTCATCTCTAACAAAAGGGTCTTCTGCTTCTCTCTTTGTATGTTCTACAAGGTCTTCTACATTATCAACTAATTCTATTGGATCATCAAGTGGCTCTAATACAACATTTGGAAGTTTATTTTTAGGAGGCATTTTATTTATTTTAATAAAATATTTTAATTAAATTTTAAACACATTCTAATTTTTATTCTGTAATTCTACAAAGTAAGGTAGTTGGGTGATTTAAATTTTCTGCTGGTTTTCCCTCATCGTTGGTAATGTAAATCTCAAAGTTATTTACCTTTTCAGTTGTTGATGCGTTAATAGAAATTGGTAATGGATAAGGTGGAGTGTATGATTTTAATCCTAAGAAATCATCATCTACAAGCGATGATGCTGAAATTACAGCAATTGCTTTATTTACACTTTTAGTACAACTATTTTGTCCAACTATTTTACCCATATTTTCTAAATTTACTATAAAGTTTTGGCTACTATTTGGTAATGGTAATGCAGTTGATTTAAATTCTAGTCCATCTTTTCTTGGTTCATCTTCATCTATAAATAATAGTTTAGGCATACCTAATGATTGATATAGTTCAGATACTCTATTTGGTTCTATAGAATAAGCTTTATTAGTTAAAACTTTATATTCATCATCTGTAGGTAGAAAATTAGATAATCTCATAATAAAATTAGTTTCTTCACCTATTTTAATAGCCATTCCTTCTTTTACAATACCATCTGGAATTGTAAATGTTGTATTTGCTACATTACTGAAATCACCACTCTCAATAGTTACATCTCTATCATCTAATTCTAATGCCGAACAATAATTAGTAATAGTTGTTTTTGGTTGTCTGGCTGGAATAGTTTCATTACTACCCCAGTTATTATTCATATATTCATTTAATTTTGCTATACTATGAGTACTTATACTTTTAACTGAATATTGTCCAATAGTTAAAGTTTTTTGTTCATCTTTTACATATCCATTATTAACACCAACAACAGGCTGAATTGGGAATGATGCTTCATTAAATAAATTTGGTAAAGCTATGGCGGTTGATGGTACATTATTAGTATCTGTATTTCCTATCATAGTCATATTTATAAATTGTTGATTACCAGCTGTATCATGGGCTACATAATATTTTACACATAACCAAGATGTTACAGAAGCAACTAGTAAAATATTATCATTATCTGTTAAAGCTGGTAGTAATGTTTTTAATTTTATATCATCAGAATATGGTTGTTTAGTTAATAGTATCCAATTATCGTCACCTGCGACTTTTCCAGTTTGTTGTGTTCCATAATTCATTCTAATATAATTATCTGTTCCATCAATAGTTGGTGTTAGTTCTGCATAATAATCAGTATATACTAATTTTTCAGTTTCAGTATTAGCATTACCACTAATATTATATACTCTTGATCTAGTAAATCTATTTGTATTATTTACTTGGTTAGTGCCTAAAATCGTACATTCGCCTCTACTTAATCCAAGTGTTCCAGTTCCCCAATTACCAAGACTTGTAAGTGTTCCTTGATTTTTAACATAATTTGTATCATTATCACAAAAGAAATCAAAAGTGCTTGTTGCAAGATCACCACCCCATCTTTTCCATTTATAGTCATTAGTATCTAATTGTAATACAACTTTATTATCATTTAAGTTTGGATTGGGTATTGCAGAGGTTATATTCATAATCATATAATGACCGAAAGGTAAATTACCATTTGTAATTGAGTTTGGTAAAGTATAAGTATCCCACTCAGCCTTTGTTTTTATAAAAACGCAAAAATATGTAAAACTGGAATCTGCAAATTGGAAGTCATAACCATTAGTGCTGGTAGATAAAGTAATTCCAGTTCCTCCAATTCCTGCCGCAGATAATAATGTAAAGGTTTTACCACTTGCATTAGATAAAAATGTAGAACCATATACTAAATGTTTAATAGGTCTAAATATAGTTGATACAGAACCACCAGCGTTATTTATTCCATATTGTGTAGGTACTATCATATTACTTAATAGATTTGATGGTTTATTATTGTTAGTTTGTGTTCCAGAAGTTAAAAATGGTAAAGTGCTATTTTTAGTTAAAGTATTACTGTGTGCTAAATCATTTTGTGATTCAATAGTAATTTCTTCAGCAAAAGTACCAATACCCGTATCTTGTTGTGATTGAGTTTCTTGAAAACCCATTTTTGAATTGATTAAACCATAAACATTTTTATCTTGTTCTTCTGTTAATTTATCATATTCTATATCTGCTTTAATAGTAAAAGCACTATCATCATTATAAGATACATCAATATTAAATCCATCTAATAAATTTGTTTTTTTAACTTCACTTGTTATTTTTGTAGCCATTTGTTCATTAGTGTATTTACCATCTGGGATTCTTGCGAGTTTTTGTAAAAATCTTTGACTACCTGTTGTATTACCATTAAATCCAAGACAATAACTAAAATTATTATTATCATTTTGTGTATTTACATCGTGTATATCATTAACTCTTAAATCTGCTTGTACAACTTCTATCTTTGATTTTGGAGTTATATTTAAAGGCTCTTTAAATACATTTGTAAATTTATAAGGGAGTCCATCGCTAACATTAATGGTAGAACCATTATTATCTTTCATAAATCTAGAAGATTTTAAATAAATTAAACTCATTATTTTATAATATAATTATTTTTTATTTTATTTAATTAAATAAAAAATATGGAAAAACCTAATATGTATTCTGGTTATTTGCCTGGACAAAATAAAACACCTGAAAAACAATATGTAGAGATTAAGAAAAAAAAGAAGATAAATCCAAAAGATATTTTTATTGGATATAAAGAAACTAAAAATAAAAATAAAAATAAAAAGTAAATGAATGCATTACAAACTAAATTCAGAATTCCAGATGATATTATGGATTATATATATTTCATTATATTTAAAGAAAATTATAATGAAGTTATGAAGGAATTAAATAAAAAGTTAAATATGTATTATCTAGAAAATATATTTTATTTTATAATTGATTTTGATGATTTTGATTTATAGAATATTTGGGGCGTTTTTGGGTCATTTGGGACGTTTGAGTCATTTTTTTAAAACTATTTCATAAATCGCTCTCCCGAGAGGACTTTGTAAATTAGCGCCCCAACGTCCCAAAGTCCCAAAAAACGCCCCAAAATATATAATAATTAATAATTAATAACTTTTTATTGTTATTTATCTTATAAAAATAATATTTAATTGATTTAATTGAATATATTTTTAATATTCATCACTATTATCAATAATTTCACCATTATATTTTAAGTTCTCAAAACAACCCTGTCCTTTATCTTTATTTCTTTTCTTTCTATTCCAAATATATCCATAACCTTTCATTTGACCTAATAATTGCTTCCATGATATTTTTATACCATTATTTTTAAAAATATTTAATAATTCATTTTTAGATAATCTATCTTTTGAATCTAATTCAGTTGGAGATACTTTTGAAAAAGTATCACTATTATTAATTAATAATCCAACATCATCATATTCTTCTACCATTTCCTTAAAAGCATTTTTAATTTTCTTTGGAATTAATAAACCATTTTTAATATAATTATTAACATAAGGTAATAACATTATAATATATGCAGATTTAAGGTCATCATCAATCTCAAATTTTTCAATTAAGTCTTCATCTGCTAAATAAATATGTTTATCTTCATTAACTAATTCTTCATCATCAACAAATCTGCTTTGATAATTTAATTTTAAACCTCTTCTAATAACGCCTTTATCATTTTGTATATCTAAATCAAAATTAGAACTTGTTTTTAGTTTAGCTTGTATTGGGTGTATTTTACAAGAACCATATAAAACTTCTACATTTAAATTTTTACCATCAACAAATTCTTTAAATAGTTCAGCATCTAATTTATCAGTTTTTAATTCCTCCATATATGATAATCTAACAGGTTTATTAAATAATTCTATAAACTGTTTATGATTCTTACTATTTCCTTCATTAAATGTTTTTTTATCTAATTTCATAGTATAAAAAGGCATAGATATTTGATGTATTTCAGTATGTGTTGATTTACCATTAGAAGCACTATAACCAACTCCTATTTCACATTTTTGATATTTTGTATCACCAGTTAAACAATATGCTAAAAATGTTAAGTAATAATTAAAATTTTCCTCATTTGGTTGTATTTGTCTATATATTTTTTTAACTTTATCAATCTTTTCTTTACAAACATCAACATTAAAATCATAATCATTATATCCTGAAACATAATCAGTTTTTTCTCTTGGTCTAAAACATTCTTCAATATTATTAGTTTCTGGATTATATTTTTCCATCTCTAATACTCCATTCCTAAAATGGATATTTCTTTTTTGATCTAATGTATAATTAATTAAAATATTGTGATTATTTTTTATTAATAATTTTTCTTTTATATCTTTAACTATTTTTTCTCTATTAGGTCTTGTTGATATTTTACTAAAACTACTTAATATATTTGTAATATCTTCTTTATCTTGTGTTTTTGTTGCTATTTTACATAATTTACCTATCATTTTAACTAAATCATCGTGAATTAATGCATCACTTAAATTATCGTCCCATATATCATTATGATAAACATATATCTTATTTTTATTAAAAATATATTTTTCATTATATTCATTAACAAAAGTTTCTGCTAAATTAAAATGGTTAATATCACCTCTAAAATTAAAATTTTTTATATCATACTTCTTGTACTTATCACATATCTCAATATATTTTTCATTATTATCTTGTTTAGCCCAATACCTTAATGTACCCATAGTATAATTACCAGCAACTGATTTATCCCAAAACTTCTCAACTGAATCACTATCATACTTTCCACTATTTGTACTTAATTTATCAAATAAATCAAATAGTCCTTCATCAATAGATTTTAAACACCAACCTAATTCAGACCAAGTTTTATAATCATCAACTCTATTAGCATTTAAACAACCAACTAATTCTTTAATAAAATCTTTATCAACAACATCATCATATTTTCTTTGTTCTTTTCTTTTTTGTATTTCTTCTTCCTTTTTTTGTTTAGCAATAATTTTATTTCTTTCCATTTCATTATCTTCTTCATAAATTTTATCTATAATATCATTACCAATTTTATTAATATCAGTAGGTTTCATTTTATTTCTTAAAGAGAATAATTCAACTAAATTAATATTATCTTCTTTATATTTTTTCATTTGATTATCTTTATCAACAATATATTTAACTTTATAAGCATTAGAACTATCAGTTCCTTTATCAGAACCATATTGCATCCAACCATTACCAGTATAAACACATTCATCAATAATATCAGTTATAGGATTAATAACTTCCATATTCTTAAAAAGATTAATTAAATTATTATTAGATATTAATTCTCTACGAATAAATTTAGTAATATAATCATTTCTTGTAATAATATCTGGAATTTGTATATGAATACCATTTTTACAAATATCATTTTTTTGTGTTGGTGATTTTCTCATTAATACATAAACATCATAATCTACATCATAATATTTATTAATTTCAGTTTTAATAAAATCAACAATATCACTAATATTTTCTTTTGTAATTTTAGTAGATTCTTTAAAATGTAAATCTAAATCAAATCTAATATATCTACTAAAACACTTTGGAAATTCTACCATTCCAAAAGATTTTCCATCATAATATTTATATAATTTAAAATATTCATCATTATCTTCTGCTTTTATATAATATTTTCCACCTTTAAAACTAGTATGTGTATAATCAGATTGTTTAGTAACCTTAAGTTTATCTAGAAAATCTTTAAAAACTTTTGAGTCAAATTCTTTTTGAGAATTTTTCATAGCTTCTGAAATTATTTTTGAGGAGTCCATTTATTTTTTATAATATATATAGAGAAAATAAATTATCTTTAAATCAATTTAAATTAAAATCAAATTTTAAAAAAAAATAAAAAAATGTTTAATTAGAACATTTTTCTACAATAAAAATAAGTTGTAGATGGTGATACGCCATTTTCTACTATAAACGAAGAAATGGGGAGAAGTTTTGTCTATAGTATTCTATATTGTATCACTTATTAATAAGATAATAAGTTTTTAAGTAGATTCTAAATTAAATTAAGTTTCTTCTTTTGATGAAAATTAATAACTTCTAAAAGAATCTCTATAATATTATTGTTATTTTCTAGAATAATCTGAAAATCTTCATTTTCTTTATATAATTTCTTATAATATTGTAATTTCTTTGATGCAGCATATTCTGCATTTGTATGATAATTATGTTTTTTTTTTCTTCTATCATATTCTTGCATAGTTTCATTTTCATACATTTTAACTCTAACTCTACCTGGTTTCATCTTCTCCATATTCTTTTATATATATATAAGAAATTAATTTATCCTTAAATAAATTCTGTGTAATAAATCAAATTTTAATTAAATTTTAATTCCACATTTTTTTTAATAAAAATATTTTTTTTAATATTAGATTCTATTTTATAAATATTAGCTTTATTAAAACTATACTTAACAACTTTATAATTATATAATCTAGTAATTTGCCTGAGGATAGTTATGCATCTCTTAATAGTTAATTCAGATATAAATTTATATTTACAAGGTAAATAAACATCAATTAAAATATCAAGATTTTCATATAATTTATTAATAGTATTATTAATTTGTAATGATAAATAAGTAATACTTTCATTAGAATCAAGATTACTGATTCCATAACATTTTAAAATAATATAAAGTTCATCATCAGTTGGTCTTCTTCTAAACAATTGGTTATACATTATTTATTTATTAAAATTTATTTATATGATTAATATAAATATGAATTTAGATAAAAAGTATTCATTTGATTCTTTATTAAAATACATAAAGGAAAAAAAAGAATTAGAAAGAAAAAAACAAAAACTGCGTTTAATATTTTTAATCTAAATACTACCAGTTTCACGAGGAATTCCTCTTCTACCAATTCTAATATTTCTTAAAATTTCATCATCAGTTTCTACTTTCTCAATAGTACATTCACAATATTTAGAAACGCATTTAGATTTAAGTTTCATTCCAACTAATAATGAACCTACAATTGATAAAATAAATATATACAATTCCATTTTTAGTTAAATGATATAATAATATTCTTTTTTTTAATATTAATTTTATTATTATCTTTTTGTTTTTTATAATTAGATTTATATTTTTTTATAAAATCTTGTAAGGATTTAGATATTTCTTCATTACTCATATCATGATTACATTTAGAATATAAATAATAGTTCTTACTATACTCACAAAGTTTTCTTTTATTTACTAAATAATAATTTCTTTTGTATTGCTGAACTTCTTGATAAGACTTCATTTATATAATTTAATAAAAAAAATTTAATTAAATTTTGCGTTAATATAATTTAAACCTAAATCTTCTTCTATAATCTGCAAAACTTCCTTTAATTGTAGGCATATTCCAAAGTATAAAACGACTTAAAGAACCCGCAGTCATAGGCTTATCCCATCTTTCATTTTTTCTATGTCTATCTAAATACCTTTGTCGTCTTTCTTTATCTTTATGTATAGTATAATCACTCATACCAGAAGCACCGAACTTTGTAGTTTTAACTTTCTTTTTATTTTCATCATAGAAAATCATTTTATATTTTTTAGGATCATTATCTAATTTAATTAACTGAACAAACATATTTTAACTAAATTTAGATTTTAAAAATTTTTTATTAAATTATTATTTTTAATTAAATATGAAATTATTAGAATTATTTAGTGGAACTCATAGCATAGGAAAAGTTGCAGAAGATATGAATATTGATGTTGTGAGTTTAGATAGAGATTTACCTGATTATGATAAATCTGATAAAGAAAAAAAATATAAATCTAAACATCATATTCAGTCTTGTTTATTAGAATGGGATTATAAGAAAGATTTTAAACCAGGAGATTTTGATATTATAACAGCATCACCATCTTGTTTCTATTGGAGTCATTTAAGAAAATGTTGGTTTAATGCTTATTATAATGTAGAATCTATGAAATTTAGTAGAACAGAAAAAGAAGGTTATATTAAATTTACACAAAAAGAATTACAAGATGATATTAATAAATATGGTAAGCCACAAGTAGATAAAGTAATAGAAATATTAGAATATTTTAAACCAAAATATTATTGGATAGAAAATCCAAAAGGTTCATCTATGAAAGATTATTTATATGAAAAAGGTTATAAAAATGATGTATTAGTAAGTTATTGTAAATATGGTTTTCCTTATCAAAAGGATACAAGATTTTGGACTAACATTCCTAATTTTAAAGGTAAGTTATGTAAAAAAGATTGTGAATCAATAATTAAAGTAGAGAAGAAATTATTGCATAAATCTAATTGTGGTAATAGTGATCAAAATAAAATTAGTAAAGAATATTTACTGAAACACCCGAGAAGTATGGGAACTAATAACGAATATCAGAAAGCAGTAGGAGGAGGAACTAATCGTTTAGAAAGATACAGAATACCTCCTCAATTGATAAAAGAACTATTAGAATTATGTGTATAATTATTTTTTAATCTTTCCTTTAAGTTTATCATAAATTTCTTGGTCTTGATTTATTTTTTCCTTACCTTGTATCGCCTTAAAATAAAAAGCATATAATCTTGCTATACCCCACTGCGTAGGTGATGATACAGAAGGTCTTGACCCACTTGTAACATAAGCAGCTTCTCCTTTCTTAATAATTGTTTTTTGGTCTGCTATTGGAATACCAGTTGATTCTGCAAAAGATTTAGATGGTGGTGATTTCACATCTGGAAATTTTTTATTAAATCTTGTAGTATATGAAGATTTTTTAGTTGATTTAGTTGTAGGTCTTTCACTTGCCTTTTTAAATGCTTGTTTCTTCTTACCAGCATCATATAACTTTTTAGATTCTTTTATATTATCTTTTTTGTCTTTCTTTTCTTTTTCAGATAAACCTTTATAATATTTTGGAGGCATATTTTATTTTATTTTTTTATATAAAATATTTTAATTAATTAAATATCATTATGAGTGAATTGCAAAAAAAATTAATGAAAATGAAAGTTACAGAAATAAAAAAAATTATCAGAGAATATAATACTATTAAAATAAAATTAACACAAAAAAAAGGAGATTTAGTAAATGCGTTAGATACTCATTTAAAACTAGAAGGTGAGATGATGAAATGGAAAAATGATTCACCATTTAAAGATGAAAGACCTGCTAAAAAAATAACAGATATTGTAGCAGTAGAAGGAACTGATAGAACACTTAAAGAAAAACTACCACCATCATCGTCATTAAAAAAGAGTGTAAAACCAAATACACAAATAACAAAATTAAGAAAAGAATTATTATTAGAATTAAAAAAACTGAGGGAATCAAATAAAAAGCCAACTATGAAACAAGCTAAAATGTTTGATAGATATAAAAAGTTATTAACTAAAAACAAGCAAGAACCAAAAGAAGACAAGGTTGCAGTTGAGTTTGTTAGAGTATCAAAGGAAAGAATGAAGTAAATTATTGTTCTTTAAACTCTTCTCTGTTATAACTTCTTTGAGCTTCTTCGTAGCTATGCAACATTATATCGGCAAGTTGTTTTCTTTTCTTAATATCTTTATTTTCATGGTAATACGAAACAACACTTCTACGAATATCATTAATAGTAAATTGATTACCAAAATATTTTTTACTAGCATCTTTAACAAGAGTTACTAAACTACCTTTACTATATTTTGTTTCTTTTGTTTTTCCAATTAAATATTTATTACCATTATCGTATTCCTCCATTATCATCTTGTGTATATATTCTGGTATTTTATAAACCTTATTTCCATACTTTGCTTTTGCAGTACCCTTATAATTATTTAAATGGTATTCTTTTGTTTTAACATTATAGAAATTAACATCATCATCAAGGTCTTTATCAGTTAATAATACATCACCATAATTATCACGAAGAGGATATGTTTTATATAAGTTAAATAATATTTTAATCTTTAATGGAACTTTTGTATCTTCTGTTAGTTCTTTAACTTTCTTTAAGTATTCAGCCCATTCTATTTTTAAATCATCAAATGATGTTTTATTATCTTTTGCTTCTGTTCTTAATTTAATTAATTCTTGTATATATTGGTTGATTCTATTTAATACATATTCATTTAGATTCTCATAAACATTATCAATATTATTAATCATTTGATTTAGAAATATAAAGTCTTCTAAACTTCTAAATTTACTATATTCCTTTCTTAATGTTTTAGATTTCTGCATCTCAATATCTTTTAAAATTTTATTAACTTCATCTTTATTATTTTTATTTTTAATTAAATCTTCTAGAACTTTAATTAAATTTAAATTCTTTGCTCTGCGTTTATAAATATCTTTTGATTTATCTGATAATGGTTTATCCTCTTTGTTAGTCATAGAATCTATTACTTTCATAATATTCTCTTCTGTTAAATTTGGTTTATCTACTTTCTTATCTTCTTTATAATTTTTAATATCATCTATCAATTCTAATAATAATTTTTTATTTAAATTCCTTCCACCATATTTATTTAGTAATTGTTTTTCCATTTAATAATATTAGAGATATAAATTTAAGTAAAAATAAATAGAAAATTGTAAAAATGACTTAAAATACAATAATTTTAAGATAATATTGTATTTTTAACTTAAAAAATAGGATAAAAACGATAAATATGCCGAAAAATCTGTTTAGAAACCTATAAAAAATATTTTTTAGGGTTATTATATCCTATTTTTTGCCTTAAAATTCTTGTTTTTTAAGTTAATTTCCTATTTTTGACTTAAAATATCTATAATTTAAGATTTTTCGTTTGTTTTTTCTGTTAAAAATACAATTTTGTATATTTACTTATTTCTTTTCTTGTAATGCTAAAGGTATATTTCTAAATTTATCAATCTTAAAAGTAATTGTTGAACCTTCACCTAGTATTGCTGGTGTTCCAAGATTGGTTCTTAAATCCACATCTATATCAGTTAATATTTTTGTTTTATCAATTGTATATTCTATACCAGGTTGATTTCCATATATGAAATTTCCTGCTTCATAACTTCTATTTACTGACCCTACACAACATATATCATTTATAATTTGACCTCCAATATAGTTATATTTATTTACAATATTAGAATAAACTAATAGATGAGAATAACTAAATTTCTGTGGTAAATTAATTCCTATTAATGAATCTGATACTTGTGATACAGATTTTTCTAACTGATTATTTCCATCTAATGATCCCATAAGATAATTAAGATTTGATGTATTTAAAGACTGGTTGAGCGTACTGGATACAAATCCACCTGTTGTTACTGGTTTAACCATATTGTTTAATTTAGATAATGCTAATTTATTATCATCAATATATCTATTATGAGAACCTCTATTAAACATATTATTTTGATTACCAAAAATTGGTAATAATTGTTCAATTTTAAAACCAAGTTTATCAAATAACGAGTTAGTATAAGTGTGTCTATTAAATTGTGAAACTTGATTATATGTTCCATCTTTTTTACCTACATGTAATCCCATTATTCCAACACCAGATATTGATGATGCTATACCTTTCTGTTTTATAAATGGATTTGATATTGGTATTATTTGCTCAACAAGATTTGATTTGGATATACCTTCTGTAAATCCTGCACGAGTAGAATTTAAATAAAATTTTTTACTATGTATTTTCATTACATCATTACCACTTTCTGTATCAGGACTTATTAATGGTTCTCCCGAATTAAATACCATACTATTATCATAATATCTACTTAATCCATTTGTTTCTTGACCTTGTTTCATTAGTGTATGCATTTTATTAAAATTCATTCTTGATTCTGTTGTATCAAATTCACAATTAATATCATTAGAACCAATTGTTATATATGGGAAATTTGGTTCGTTATTTACAAGAGTTCCTTTATTATAACTAGTTTTAAAATCTCCCATTATTATCTCAATTTTAGGAGGAGAACCTTCCCAACCAACATCATTTGTTTTTAATTCTTGCGTACCAAGTTTATATACTATAACTGGTGGTGTTTTGTAAAATGCTCCATCATTTGTTATTGTTATATCTGTTACACTAATAAAATTTCCAAAGTTAGGTATTAATTTAACTGTTGTTGATAAATTTATAGTTGCTTGTACTTTTGGGTCACCTCCTTGCAATTCTGCTGTTAAAACTGGATTAGCGGTTGTAGTAAAATATACAGCTGAACTTTCCAGTTTGATATCTGCTACTACAACTCCTCTATCGTCATTAACTACTTTTCGTTCCCAACTATTTATTAAACTGAATTCGTTGTTTTGGAAACTCCTAGATAATGAATTAAACTCACCTTCTATTGGTAATGGTATTTTATATTTATTTGATGATGTTATTTGATGTCTGCATACCATACCAATAAATGGTACTTCTTTATAGAAGTTTGTACCAGTATCATAACCACTAAATAATATATCTGATAAAACTACATTATTACTTGTAGTATCAAAGTTAGATTTTACTATAATAATAATCGCATCATATTTTTTATTAGTTGCATTAAATCCTAATGTTTCTTTTGGATTATAAGGGGTTTCACTATCAATAGATGCAGCAGTTGTTGCTGTTGGAGTTGTTGTTGATAAATTATCATCAAATAGAATATCATATTTATCAATATTGTTTTCTTTATAATATCCGTGAATTTCTATGTGTTTCATCAATTTAGATAGTAAAGTAGAATCATTATTACTCCAAGTAAGGAAATTATTTATTGGTGATGGTGATGGGAATGTATATGTTATTTTCATATATCTTTCACCAAAATTAACCAGATTAGCACTTGTACTATATGTACTATTAGTATTCATAGATAGTCTGCTATAAGTGAAAGTACTAGCATCTTGTAGGTTAGATTTTATTGTTGTAGGGTCTAAATTTACACTTACACCAGGTGTATCATCTATTCCATAAGAATTATCCTCATTTCTGGTAGTTAATACAACTTCATAAGTTAATTTTGTAGCATCAAATGCACTATCATTATTACCTAAATATGTTTTAATATGATTCTTTTTTCTTAACACCCATTCACCTATGTTGATTGAGTTGTCTGTATATGCTTGTGGTATTACCATTCTTACCTTTTTATATTGTTGATTAGATTGATTAAAGGTTTCTTTGTATGGTGGTCCTAAATTTGCTAGATTGGGATTTTGTGGTAATGTTGATGGTGCTACAAATCCTGCCGCAGATGGTTCTGTTGTTAAAACATTTTGTTCTATTGTAGTCCATATATTATCATTTAGTTTTTGACCTTGTAAGATTATTTCTTTGGGCAGTCTGGAATTCGTAATACTTGATGCTGTTTTATAAAGTCCTAATTCTACCAAAGATATATGAGCACTTCCATAATTTTTATTTGGAATAATTCCATAAACACTATATGCACTTGTATTTGATATTTCATAATTATTAAACAAATTTGATATAGTATTACCAGGTGTATTACTTGCCGCTATTATATTCATATTTGGATAGCCAACTGATACTCCTGCATTATTGATAGAACCAGCTAAATTTACAGAATGTAATACTACTAAATTTGAGGTATTATTTATCAAATCATTAACATCGTTACAAGCAACAAAATCCCAACCACGAGGACTTGCATCACTTGGAGTGAAAGGACACATATTGTATTTTGTTATGACTTGCGGACTACTCAATTCACAACCCATATATGCGTGTGCATTAGCAACACCATTACTAAATGCTCCTGGTGTATTTGAGAAATAACCTCTATCTGTGGTATTAGGTGATACAACATTATTAAATATATTCTGTATAGCATTATTAGGGTAAGAAGTTTGACCTATATATTGTGATATATTTGTTGCACCTGCTTCATTTCCTGCTACTGCTTGGTAAGTATTATCTTTATATAACGCTACTTCCGACATCGTGCAATAGGTATTTTGTCCACCATTTACTGATATTGCTAATCTGTAATTAGTATAAGCAGTTTCATTACTAAAACTATATTCGTTTGCGTGAATTAAATTATCAGATGCTGACCCTACAACAGAATAATCATTCCAAGTAGCACCATTTACACTATGTAATGAAATAAAAGTAGAACCATCGTTTGACCCTTGTAATACCCAATTTACAGGTTGTTGCCCATCAGGAGCTGAAGCTGAAGCTGCATCTGGTCTTGCCCATATTCTATATTTATTAACTACCTGTGCATTAGTAAATGCATAATTTAAAAACCAACCACTATTATAACCATTTGTATTTTTTATTAGATGGACTAATTGATTAAGATATCCAGTAGTGGAAGAATTGCCGTGTATTTGATTATCGTATAAATTTGGTAAAGTTCCATAACCAGAGAGCACATTAGAAGCAGTTAAAGTAAAGTTTCCTGATATATTATTTGTTTCTGCTCCCGCAACGCATATAGAACCAGGTTTATCACCATATAATCCCCATTCACTCATAGATGTATAATTACTACCACCATTATTATCGGTTATATGTAATATATAATATTTGTATGCCGTTGTATTACTAAAAGTGAATATATTACCTTCATTTATATTCGTGCTTGCTGGTGTTTGTAGTGTTATAGTCTTTAGTGTAAAATTATTTTGTGTGTCTAATACATCATAAGTTGATGATATTTGACTATCATAAGTTGATTTATCTACTTTTGATGCTCGTAGTTCCCAAGTGTTAATATTATTTACACTTACACTATCTCCCCATATTATATATTTATTACATACTTGGGCATTAGTAAAATCATACGCTAATCCAAATGGAAAATTTCTATCATTTTTAATAGCCATAGCACCACTTAAAGTATTATTATTCAGTTGGTTCGCCATAGTATCAACAGAATAATAATGTCCGAGTGTAGCAAAATTACTTGCTGGTATAACATCTGTTGCGTTATTACCCCATAAACCATAAGGAGTATGTGGTGCAGTTCCATTTGCTCCCGCTAATGGTGTTGATACTTGTGTTGTTGTTGTAGCATTTGGGTCTGGAAAACTTGCTTGTTGGAATACCTCCATCTTGGAAGGCATTATTGGTTGTGCTGCTTCATACTCAATTGCAATAGCATTTGTAGCCGATATATCTACTTTATCAGCAGTTTCACTATAAGTGTTGGTGCTATTTTGGGATAAATAAACAGTATTGTTTGTAGATAAACTTTGGACTGAATTATCACCAAATTTAGTTAAATCACTATCAGAACTTATATTAATAAAATTAGAACTATTTACAGCATAATTATTTGTTGTATCTACTGAATATAAACTAAACTGGTTTGCTGCTGGTTGATTGCCTTTACCAAATTCTAACACATCATCACCAGTTTCTAC